AAATGAAAAAGAGGAGTTCATTATGTTTAGCAAATCACAAATCGAATTACAGGCTCATATCGAAGCAAAGAATGCCGAAGGTAAAAAGTGGATGGATGAAAATCCCGGATCTTATTACGGCATGACTGTTACCGATCCTGCTCATTGGGCAGAACAGGGTATCACCACTGTTGAACAGTATGAGTACCAGATGGAGTACTATGGCCTGTTTGACTACATTGCTGGTTTGACGTCAAAGGGCAATGCTCGGTATTTGCTGAGCCTTTGTTGCACTATGGACGATTTGGCCGTGGCTTATGCCGAATTCAACTGCAATCATGAGGTGGCATAGTGGCTATTGTAACACAAAAACTCCCAGTACGTGGTTCACCACAAGATCGTGGTAGCGCAGACCGTTATTATGGTCGCTCATTTCATCCTCATTGGTATCCGAATGGGACTGGTAAAGGTACTAAAATTACCGAAGAATTAATGTCTGACGAGCAGATTGCTGAATATAAATTTGGTTATGACAATGAGGAAGATCGTAAAGATTGGGGTTAGAAATAAAAAACGTAAGTAGTTGTTTTAAAAGGAAAATATATTGCACTTTTTCCTTTACATTGCAGTGTTTCTGTGGTAGAATATACTAGTAAAATGAAAAAAGCTGAGGAGCTACAAATGTCAAATATTGTAATTACAAAAAATTCTACTCAAGAAGAGCGTATGATTGCTATTCGTGAAGCTGCTGAAAGGCTTTCTATTCGTAAAGCACGGCGCGCAAGATTAGCTGCTAGTGCAGCTCGTGTTCGTAAATATGTTGATGAGGTAGATAAGCCTGAGCGTAAAAAGTTCGATGATATGATCGATAAAATGGATGAAAATCATAATCAGTATACCGATGGCGAAAAATATCTTGCCGAACATTATGGTGAGCGTTTAGCTGATCAAACTTCTTATGAGTCTGAAGAAGGCTGGAACTAATGGTTGAGTTCTGTAGTGAAACTCGTAATAGGATCAAACTCTCGGTTGCAGCTTATGCATACGAGATCAAAGATAATCCTATTATGAGTGATACAGATTTTGATGAGTTGGCTTTACGAATAGATACGTCTGTAAAGACAAAGAATCGTAAAATAGACAATTTTTTCAAAAAGCATTTTCAAACCGACACCGGCATGTGGATTCACAAACATCCCGAGTTGAGTAAACTCGAGTATTTGTATGAAAGGTATTATAAATGACAATGCATCTCGTAAGAGGTCTTTCTTCTATAAATAATAGAAAGCGTAAGCAAAGGCGTAAAGCTGGCTGGCAGGAAGTTCAAGCTAAACATGATGCATGGCTTATGAAGAATGGTGTGCATCCATCGCAACTTAAAAATCAGAAAAAGTCAAATGGCAAGAGTATTCCGAACTATTCAACGACATGTGACAGCGTCCCGACGTCGGACATCATTACAGCTATCCAAGGGAAAGCTAGACCGAATGAATATTCAGGCGAATACATCATTGGACTTGCCACACTTCACAAGTCAAACACAGTACCGGTCGGTAGAGGAGATAACCCAGAAATATACGCAAAAATGAGGAGAGGCTAATGATTGCTGAAGCTATCGTTTGTTTAGCATTGAATGCATACCATGAAGCAAGAGATCAAGACATTCGTGGTATGATAGCGGTGTCTCAAGTTGTAATGAATAGAGTTGAATCTCGCCGCTTCCCAGATAAAGTATGCGATGTTATTTATCAAGGGCATCACCGAAAGTCTTGGGCAGATCCAAATAAACGCATTCCAATAAAAAATAGATGCCAATTTAGTTGGTATTGTGATGGAAAAAGCGATGAGCCTATCGACAAAATGGCATGGGAAACTTCATTGCTTATAGCTAGTGGTGTATTAAACAATAGCGTTGATAAATTAGTTGGAGATTCTCTTTGGTATCATGCAGACTATGTTGAACCAGATTGGGCATCAGAAAAAAGAGAATACACTGTAATTGGTAATCACATATTTTATGAGAAAAAGGATCTGTAAATGAAAAAAACTTTATTTTGGGCTCCCGGTATAATTGGAGTAGCTAATATCATTTTTGCTAACGGTAATTTTTTAATGATGATAACTGGTCTTCTTTTGATTATAGTACAATTTTGGGATGCATATGAAAGAATATAATTGTTAAAATACCTTATAATTATATTTTTATTTCCATCAATTGCTAATGCCGAAGCGCGCACTTATACTGGTAGCGATGATAAAGCTCATTGCACATTATGGGATACAAATCCACTTAAATGGCCACAAACTATTCTAGGCCTAGATCCTATGGAGTGCAGACGTAGAGCAGTTCCTCCTACTACGACCAATACTATTAACTGTAGACTAAAAAAACAATATATTGATGATGAAAGTGGTGAGCGAATGTGTATATATGAACGTGGTGCTACAGGACACGGAGATCTAACTGTAGCAATGGACAAATACTTCCAATGCCCACGAACTCAACAGTGTACGCAAAGCTCCGGATCAAAATCCACATTAGATTAAATTGAGAGATAAACTATACATCACTTATCTATGAATGCACACCAGAAGGTGCTACTAAAAAAAATATAAAGAAGTGCATTTTATGGTGTACATTTGCTGAAAACTATGGTAGAATAGATCTAACAATTGAGGAACGAGTATAAACGTGGTTAAGCCTGCAACCTCATAAAAATTAAGACGCAGGTGGGAAATTGTAGAGCGCCCTCATTAGAAAGACTCGCTATATTATTTTGGATTGATGAGGAGAGACATCATGGCTATACCTAAAAGTACTAAAAAGAAAACAGCACGTGCTACTCGCCGCGTTGGTGTAAATGCTGCACCGATTGACAAAGGCTTTGATGAAGTACAATACTATTTTCAAAATCAAGTCGAAAAGAAACAAGCGCTTGATCAAGTCAAAACTTATGTAAAAAATAATTTTAACAAGAAAGATACTCAATTTATTCTTGTTAATCCAGATTGGAAACTTCTAATAAGCTATGCTACCGCAGCTACATGCTTTTGGTATAATAGTGGACTAGAAGAATCCGATAAATCAGCGTACTGGAAAAGTGCTGCTGATAAGAGGCTAGCTAATCTCGTTGAATCGGGAAAAGCTTTACATTATGAAAAAATGCAAGCGAAGCATGACAGTGATAAAGTTGTCACTCTCTCTCCTCAGCAACGTTTGCAGAATAAAATCAGTAACACTATCATGCAAGATCTTTTAGATCTCGAAGATCAGTGGATTGATGGTGAAAAAGCCTCTATTGATGTTTATGGACTATTTCGTAAACATGGGTTGAGTGGTTCTGCCACTCTTCCTGTACGTCAGGTGGTTGAGGGATGGTTGTTAGATTATGAAGATGCTTACCATAAGCGTTGTGAACAAGCCGTCGAGGGCTATTCTCATTTGAAACGACCTGAACTCAACCGCCGGATTAAAGAATGCCAGACTATGCTTGATGATCTAGATCGCATTAAGTCTGCAGCAAAAGCTCAACGGAAAGTAAAAGTCACAAAAATTCCGTCTATAGATAAACAAGTTGCAAAGATAAAATATAAAAAAGAAGATTCCGACTTTAAGATTGTATCAATTCAGCCGGCTCAGATTATTGGTAAGACTCGACTTTATGTTTTCAATACAAAGTATCGTAGACTCACTGAATATGTAACGTTTGATCCAAAAGGATTTATTGTTAATGGTACAACCATTAAGAACTTTGATAAAGAAACATCTCGTACAATCACGTTACGGAAACCATTAGATATACTACCAGAAGTTGTTCGATGCACACAGCGACAGCTAGCTAAGCTTCTAGATGGAATTAAAACAAAACCAGCTATACCAAATGGTCGCATTAATGAAGACACGATATTATTGAGAGTTATGGGAGACAATTAATGACGATTGAAAATCAATTTCTGACTAAAAGTAAATTCGCTAAGTTGATTGAAATTACAGTAAGCGAATTAAGAATTTCATATATGGATGCAATATTGCATGTATGTGATAAAAACGACATTGAACCAGAAGACGTGAAGAAGTTTATATCTCCAGTTATTAAGGACAAAGTCGAGGCAGAGGCAATGGCCTTAAACTTTTTGCCACAGGGTAATACTTTAGATAGCGCTTTTGCAGATTAAAAAAGTAATATATAATATTGCCTATTTACAAAACAGTAAAAATATGGTATAATAATTCAGTTAATATTTCAGTACATACAAAGGATACAAAAAAATATGTCATTCGAAAATCTAAAACGTAATCGAGATCAAATCTCTAAACTCATTCAGGCTGCCGAAGCTACTGGTGGTGGAGGCGAAAAGAAGTCTTACACCGATGAGCGCATTTGGAAGCCAACAGTAGATAAGGCGGGAAATGGATATGCCGTACTCAGATTCTTGCCAGCTGGAGAAGGTTCAGATTTACCATGGGTCAGATACTGGGATCATGGATTCAAAGGACCAACCGGTCTATGGTATATCGAAAATAGCCTTACTTCTATTGGTCAAAATGATCCAGTTGGAGAGCTCAACTCCCGGTTATGGAATTCTGGCATCGAGTCAGATAAAGAAAGAGCCCGGGCTCAAAAACGCCGGTTGCACTATGTAACGAATATTCTTGTTCTTCAGGATCCATCTGCTCCTCACAATGAAGGAAAAGTATTCCTCTATAAGTTTGGTAAGAAAATCTTTGATAAAATTATGGATGTAATGCAACCATCATTCGCTGATGAAAAAGCAGTCAATCCATTTGATTTTTGGGAAGGTGCAGATTTCAAGCTTAAAATTCGTCAAGTAGAAGGTTATCGTAACTATGATAAATCTGAGTTTGATGGTCAATCACCACTATATGAACAAGACGAATCAAAGCTCGAGAGTGTATACAATCAAGTACATGATCTCAATGAGTTTACTGACCCAAAGAACTACAAGACCTATGATGAGCTCAAAGCAAAGCTAGGTCGTGTCCTTGGTGAAGAAGCAAGTATGGGTGCTCCGACAATGAAGCAAGAAGTTCAAATGAATGAACCAGTAGCTGCAGTACCTATGCCAACAGCAGAAACGATTCCTCAAACAGAGGATGATGATACAATGTCTTATTTTGCACGACTAGCAAACGAAGACTAAACAGCTTCCAGTGACGTGATGTAATCGTAGCTCCTCTCTCAACTACTCCGTCACTGGTACCCACCCTGGTTCCGTAGTTCAACTGGATAGAACAATTGACTTCTAATCAATAGGCTGGGGGTTCGAGTCCTCCCGGAATCGCCAATTCACTCGGTTAGTTCAGCGGTTAGAACCACGTGCTCATAACGCGTTTGTCGGGGGTTCGAATCCCTCACCGAGTACCAATATTGTGGAGAAAAATATGTTACCAGATAAAGAAGAACCTTTAATTGAAAAGGACTCTAAAGAAGAAAGAATTCGCAAAAGCCAATTTGCTCGATCGCGAAGACGTACTAAAAAAGATATTCTTAATGGTGTAACAGAACGCAGATATGCTAAAAATAGAAAAGCTAGAAAGAATAAATAACGTAATAGGTTGGTCGCTTAATAGACCCGATAGTCCTTAATGTCAGGGACGAAAACAATAAAGGAGAATGCATCCAGCATTTATAAGTTGGCTCTGCTCAATAAGAAAAGAGATCTGTTATGCAGGTCTCTTTTCGTTTATGAACCGGATAGCCAAGGATCGCTATAGTCCAAAGCAGAAGGTGTAGCCGAAAGAATAGGCTGTGTGTTTGAAGAACTAGTACTTACGCTCGAAGGTGCGCTAACAATAACGTTTGGTGCATTCCTAGATTGAGATATGGCTGCAGTATCTTCTTCAATCATCGCAGCACGATTTGCAGATTCTCCACTCTTTGTCATTTCTTCCATTTGTCTTTGTTTAGCTAGTTGGCCAAGAGTACTTGTTGATGCTGCATCTGCTTCAGTTTTTAATTGACCTTCTTCAAATTTGAATGATCGAAGACCAGATGCTAATTTTCCGCTTCCAGGGATAATGCTGTCATCAAGGAATGATGCAATACCTTCGATCAGCGAATTCACTGCTCTCTTCAAGATCTCGAGAGGTGAATATACAATATTTTTGATAATGTCACTGAAGCTAAAGGATTGAAGAGCTTCGGCCGACTCATCAAATCCAAGCTTTTTCATTACCCATGCTGCAGCATCTTTTAGTAAGTCAAGAGGTGCACCAATGATAGAATTAAAGAATCCTTCGACTGCTCCTTTTAGACCACCAATAATACCTTCTTCTTCGAATCCAGCAATAGCACCTTTGACTGTATCAAATGCTGTCATGATCAAAGTCAGAGGAAAGAATAGTCTACCAATTACTTTTCCAATTCCGCCAAGAACAGTCATAAATTTACTGCCTTCATCGAAGATTGAAAAAGCGCTTTTGATCATATCTCCAGCTTTGCCAGCAAGTTCCATCACTGCAGTAAACGGTTTAGTGATTGCGCCGATGATTCTCGACATAACACTTGGACCTTCGGTTGCTTGGAATATTCCTTTGAATGGTTTTACGATATCATCAATGACACCTTCAAATGGGAACATGAAAGGTTTTACTATTGCCGAAAAGAATTTACCAATTCTTGACTCTGGTCCAGCCTGAAATAGATTTTTGATAGGCTGAATCATATCATCGATTATTTTAATCGAGTCTTCAATTACAGCTGCAGTCTTTGATCTCAATAATCGAAATACATCGATAATCGGATCGATAACGCGGTTAACGATGTTAGTGGCATTTGCAATTAGTCTACCAACTGCACCTTTAATAAGATCAAACAGAGCATCAAGTTTTAAAAGATTAGCAATCTTCTTAATCGAGTCGAGAATACCACCAATAAAACCACCAGCAAATGCAGCTAATCCTGCTAGCAATAATGCTAGATTGCCGGTACCAGCTTTTGCATCTCCTACTTGTGCAGGTGCTGGTGGAGGCGGAGCTGTGTCTTTCTTTTCGCGCATCATCTCGAGCAAGTCGAGCCTTTGCATCATAAGAGCGTCTGTCAGATCTCCTAACATGTTATTCATATTCAGAACAGATGAATTAAGCGAAGTCAACTGTGCAGTGTTCTTTTGCCCATTACTCTTTAACTGTTCTACTACGATTTCTAAACTTGCCATTAGTGTTGCCTTTGTTCTTGACGTGCTCTTTCTTCTTTTAAGTGGTTAATCAATAAAGAGATATAAATTTCTCTTTCCCATGGAATCATTTCCTCTATCTCAGTCAGTCCCCAATGCCAGTGGGTCATTAAATTGAAGTTTGTTTGGTAATAAGCTTCAAGACTCTCATGAGATAGAGCTACGATAAAAAATTTGCCACTCCTTCAATTGTTACATCGTTATCATGTTCACAGCTCTTACATTTAAATTTAACATTATGAGAAAGCTTAGGAATCTTTTCAACAAATTCTCTAATTTTTTGAAATTGAGCTGAGCTCATTGAATCGATAAACTCTTGTATTTCTTCTTTTGATGTTTCTTTTAGTACAATTCTTTCGTCTTCGGTGTTGACTGCTTTCAAACAACTTCGAATCAATGAAAATGCTTGTTCAGCATTTGGTTCACTATCACTATGTGCACCAGCATCGATGATATCATAGAATGTTGGCCAATCGAGGTCAAGCGAAATTGTGTCGGTCAATTCAACGTTCTTTTTTACTTTTGGTATATCAATTGCAATCTGATCGAGATTGATTGAGATCTCGTTTGCGGTTGAACATTTATCACACTTTAGTCCGACCTGTGCTGATTCACCTACACTTTTCGATCTCAACTGTAAAAACATATATTCAATGTCAAATGATGTTAGGTTATTGACCGATATATCACCTTCAATACACGCTTTAATTGTTTCGACTAAAGTTCTTAAAACGTTTTGTTGATTTCCACTCTCTGCCGCAATCATCAAAGATTTTTCTTCTTTTACTAAAAACGGTCGATACATTACTTTTTTCTGAGACGATGGAATCGTCAATTCATATTTGGGAGCATTATTTAGTTTAGGTAATGCCATAATTTAATTCACTCCTATAATTGGATACTAATTTGTGTTTGTCCAGATGGTACTTTTTTCCAGTTTGTGTAAGACATCTGAACAGTCATTTCAATAAGTCCGTCTTGATCATTGTTAAAATCAATTTGTCCTATTGTTGTTGGGAAAGCGTTAATTAATTCTACAGAATATACTGGTGTTGTTACATTTAAATTTCCACCAAATGGTAATCCAATACCGGCCGAGAAACCTGCAGAAATTGGACCTACTGCGATTGATGCCGATCCAAAAATGGATGGAATGCTATTTGCTAGTTGATGGATTATAACTCTTTTTTCGTATTGATTTTTATAAGCAACTGTGTGACTATCTTCACCGAGAATTACTGACCTCCAAGCATCAAAGTATTCTCTCGCAGAATAATCATTTGTCATTAAAAATGATAAAGATACATCATCGACAGCGTAACCGTATGCAACTTTTTCAAATTCCATACCTATTCTACGATCATGAGTTAATATCTGTTTACCCGGAAGAGTAGCATTACGACACAAAATATTCATATCTCTCGATGAAATACCAGATATTGATGGTAGTTCAACAAGAAAGTTATTCGGTCGTGCTAATCCACCTCTTTGTACAATCGTGCTCTTAAGCTTATCTAGTGATGCTGTCATCTTGCTCTCAATTTCTTCCTAGAATCTCTATAAACCGTATTTGCACTTGCTTTGTTCCAATCTGCAGATGGAAGGAATGTTGCGATTTCCCATTCAGGTTTATCGACTTCGGCAAATCTACTTCTTACGTGTTTAAACAAATAACGTTTCATAGCCGGTGCAACAAATCTCTGAGGAATCTTACCGCCTGTTCCTAAAACAGAATCTAATACTCGAGCTCGTACAACTGGTGGAAGATAATGCAAATTGAGTCCATAGAATCCACCTTCAGCAGGTCCCATCATGATGATAAGAGGAAAGCCATCGTAGTATGGAAGTTCTTTTTTGTATTTTGGATCATAAAAGAACATGTACATACCGCCCAGTGGGCCTTTAGTTTGAGGCTTTCTTTTCAGCGTTAGAAGATCATCTTCTAAAATATCTTTCCGATTTGAAACGACTCTTCCACGAAACATATCGCGTGCTTTTTTCCGGAACCAATCAATAGATTGCTGAGTCCGTGGAGTAATACCTGCACGAAATGCTTCGATTTCTAGTTGTCTAAATAAACTTTCACCTGCCATAGGTCTATTTATAATTATTTTTTAGCTTTTCTACGATAGGGTTTTAGTGGTTTTAGCTTTCCGGGCACTTTCTTCATTGGTTTAGTCATAATTCCCATCGAATAAAGCGTTTCTTCGGTCCAGATTTGGAACTCCCATTTACGATCTCTGCAATATGAAGATGCAGCTTCCCACTTATTCATATTTTTTACATATGTTAATGCTTCGTTAATATATTTTTTAGTTCTTTTTTGTCCTGTCGGAGGTGTTGTTTCTTTATTTGGCTTAATCTCCACAAGAAGAATTCTGTCTTCAAGGATTATTTTAAGGTCTGGATAGTATCGGTGATAACGTTTATCTACTTCATAAAAGTACGGTATCACAACTTCTTCTGAAGACCATCCTTTGACCTTTGGATTCATGTCACACCACTTAAACACATCTCTCTCCCATAGCGATCGATAGATGACATTAGTATGATCACCTTTGTATTTCTTAGGATTGAGTACCTGATATCTTCCTGAATATGCCATAATTTGATTATAAATAGTTTAAATTATCTTTATTATCTATAGGAAAAAACATGGCTGGTCCAGATAAAAGTTCATCATATGGTCCGTACAAATATCCGATCGATGTTGGCCAACAGCATAGTTCAAAAATATCTTTTCAGGCTATTCGGATTATTCCACCAGAAGTTACGGTTAGATTTAACACAAGCAACACTTCAGATGAAGGTGGAATCCCTCAAAGATTGCCAACAGCGACTGCTGGCGCAAGAAAAATGAAAACAGACGAAGTTACAGGTGAAAAGTGCGATCTGTATTTGCCGGTTGCATTTCAAGTCAATGACGGATTTGATTATCAATCAGCTTCACTTGGTGCTCTAGGTGCAGGTGTCATGGCAGGATTAAATCAAGGTCAAGATATTGTTTCATCTGCATTGCAAGGAATTAAGGAAGGTGCTCAATCAGTTTTTGATCTTTTTGGTACTGGAACAGTGAGTCGAGTCGCAGCGGTTCGTGGTTCACAAGCTATGCCGATGATTCCCGATGCAGTAAGAAATGCAATCGGAATCGCAGCTCGAGTTTCAATGAATCCAAATATTCGTACAATGTTTAATGGTGTAGCTGTTCGTGAATTTAACTTTGTTTTTAAATTCATTCCGAGATCATACGAAGAGTCAGTAATGGTAAAGAATATTATTAAATTCTTTCGATTCCATGCGTATCCAGTTGAAATACCATACGGAAAATCGATATCATTAGCATATGATTATCCAAACATGTTTAAAATTCGCTTATTAAGTAAAAGCGGAGACGAATTCTTTAAGAATATTGGTACTCCAATTAAGTTGAGCTATCTAAAAACAGTATCGACTACTTATAATCCTACTAGTTCGGTATTACACACTGACGGATCTCCTACCGAAGTTGATTTAACTTTAACGTTTACCGAATACAAGCCATTGAGCAGATACGATGTTGTAAACGAAGATAACGATACATTCTATCATTATGAGAATGCACCGTCAGAAGGTTCGCAAAGGACACAAAATAGGTCTGCCGGTACTTCAGCAGAAGAGGTATCACTACCATGACGTATTTTAGAAATTTTCCGAGAATCAACTACACTTTTGGAAATGAATCTAATAGCGAAGTAATCGAAAATATATCACTATATTCTGATGTTATAGATCAGATTAGAGATGTGACATCGATGTATGAAAATTATTACATTTTACCAGATGAAAGACCGGATCAAGTCTCTTATAAGTTATATGGTACACCAGATTATCATTGGACATTTTTCTTGATGAATCCATCATTAAGAGATTCTGGTTGGCCATTATCGCAAAATAAAGTTTTTGAGAGAGCTGTAAAAATTTATGATAAAAATGTTATGACTACTCGGTCTACACTGACTGACCGTTGTAAAATAGGAGAAACCATACAGGGGTTGTCATCCGGAACAACCGCAAAAATTATTCATCGAGAACTAGATCTCGGACAGCTATGGTTTAAAGATGCTAGCGGGTCATTCACAAATGGTGAAACTTGTAATTCTGTTAGTCTTGTAGACGGAATAACAAGAAGTATAGTCGTAACAAGTACTTCGGTTCAATATAATGCAGCGCATCACTATGAAGATGCGAATAAAAACTACGCTGATATTGATCCAACCGTAGGTCCGGGTGCGCAATTAACGGAAATTACTTGGGCTGAAAGATTAGTTGCTCAAAACGAAGAATTAAAAT